ATTCTCCAGTCATACTCTGGGTAATCTTGCAGCTTTTCAATTTTATATCCGCGATACTCGTAGTGGCCGTTTTCGATTTTTTTAACTGTGTGTGTCATTTCGATTTCCTCTCTCTCTATATTAAATATATGGTGACACTTGTCATAGATTACAAGGGGCTGATGCCCCTTTTTTTAAAAATTATAATCGTGAAATTTGCGTGGTGACTTTGAAAGAATGTGGCGACCATTGGCTGAGTAAAAGTAGCCATCCTTGCGCTGACGAGCGCGGATCACAGTGTATTCAGGATTTGATTTGTAAACCCATTTTTGTGAACCTTGGTTTGTGCAGTGGCCAGCAAAGCCACCAGCAATGATCTCAGGCTTCCAGTTTTCGTCCAGCTCTGCGTCCATTACACGAATTTCAATTGTCTTTGGCGAAACAACGCGCACGATTTCATATGGGTGTACATCTGACCATCCGCTATGATTTGCGTGGGTGTACTCGACAGCTTCGACGCCATACTCGTATTTGTTGTTATACTCACCACAGCGGCTCACAGGTAGCTCTTCGATGTAATCTTCAGCAGCTTCTTGGCTATCGAAAGTTGTGCTGACTGTTGAGCTGGCAAGCAATCTGTCAAAGCGAAATGCCTCGACATAGGCTTTTGGACAAATGGCGCTACGACCATCAGGTGAAGTGATTGTTTCGATTACTGTGACTGCGTATTTGGTTAACATGTAGTTTCCTTTCTCTCTCTCTACACCTTATATATATGACATCTGTCATAGATTACAATAGGGGTAATGCATTTTTTTTAAATTATTTTATATTTTATAGCCGTGTTCTCGAAGTTGTTTGATGTAGTCAGTCAGTTCCATATCAGCAGCAAAAATCTCGCGGTCAATTCCTGAAGGCTTTTCTCTTTGATTCTTAATGTCTTTGAGATTATTGAGTTGCTGCTTCAGCCACCTGACATGCGCTGATTGGAAAGTATTAAGTTCCCTTTCATTAATCATCTCTGACATCTTCTTTCTCCTTTTTCGTTTCTTGCCACCTTACATGTTCTGCCAATTCTGCAACTAAATGTTTGAAATGATCAGGATCAATCTTCGCAATCCGCTGACCATTTTCATAAATATGCAATCCATCATCCCTAACTGTCCAGTGATATTTCCAATTCATTTTTTCCTCCCCCAGTTATCTTTTGCTTCCATTATTTGTTTCGACGCATCTGTCGCGCCTTTGGCGACAATCACTTTGTAACCTTCGTTCTCAAGGTATTCGATGATCTTCTTCTGATCGGGGGAAAGTCGCCCACCAGATTTACGCTTCATCTCAACCCAAATATCCCAGCTAGGAATGAACAGGTCAGGAATCCCAGCCACAACGCCTTCAGCCTTCAGTTTTTTGCCAGCGCCTATTGATCGCTTACCGCCATTTGGAATGGCAAAAATCAAAACCTTGGGAAACTTTGTGCGAAACCAATTTATAAATCCAACCTGTTCATCATGCTCAGAAGGGTATGTCCTCGAAACTGAAATCAACGTGGATGACGTTTTCCTTCTTCTCACGTTTCTCATAATCAAACCTCACAATTCTTTCGTATTTGCCATCAGGCTTTATTTGAATGCGGCTGGGCTTTCTCCAGCTTTGGCATTCATCCATTGCCTCGCTTGTGGTCTTTGCCTTCGCACCAAGCTGCCCCCTGCGCTGCATGTATTTGGTCGTGGCATAGCCACCATGATCAGGACAAAGCCATTCAGATATCTCTTTGAAAAAGCCATAGTGATATGTCACTCGAACACTGTCGGGCTTCCCTGCCTTCTGCCAGCGCCTGTAAGTCACATTTTCAACGTCAAACCATTCAGGTTTTACTTGTGTCGAAATCATCGCGCCATCGTAACTCTTGCTGGCATGGTTCAATGTAGGTGGTGGAAACTCATGGCCACAGTCAGGACAAATCAAACAGGCAATAGCCAAATGCATCTGGCATTTCGGGCATGTCTTGATCGGCGCTTCGCCATCCCCATCACCCCGGTTATCGCGCTCTGGCTTTACCTTATCGATAAACCCATGCCGCTCGACGTTCTGGCCGTAATCCAAAACCAGACAGTTTTCCTTGCCTTCATAGATCCGCGTACCGCGACCAATGATTTGAACATACAAACCTGTCGATGCCGTGGCTCGAACCAGCCCAATCAAATCAACATTCGGCGCATCGAAACCAGTGGTCAAAACATTCACGTTTACCAAGCATTGTGTTTCACCGTTCTTAAACCTTTCGATCTTTGATGCGCGATCTTTCTGGCTGTCTTCACCAGTCAAAACTTCAGCATAAATCATGTTATCGAAAAACGCATCTTGCAACATATTCGCATGGTCAATGCCACTGGCAAAAATCAACCAGCTTTTACGGTTGGCTCCCAGCGTAACAATTTCTTCAACAGTCTTACGCACCAACTCAGGATCAGACGCAGCAATAGCCAAATCACTCTCGACAAACTCACCACCTCGCTTCTTCACATTGGTCAGGTCGATCTGCTCTAAGCCACCCTTACTAATGACTGGGGCCAAGTATCCCTGATCCATAAGCATGGTAACAGGAATGTCATAAGCAATGCCATCAAAGATCGCACCTTCACCTTTGTGCAAGTATCCTGAACTCAAGCGGTATGGCGTGGCCGTCAGCCCAACAATCTTCACGTCTGGATTGCACTGCTTCAGGTCATCAATAAACCGACCATAGCGTGTGGTCGTTTTGGGCGGCAGCATGTGCGCCTCATCGATGATCACCAAGTCTGGAGCTGGAACCATGTTAAAGGCTTGCTTGTAAATGCTCTGGATGCCGCCAAAAGTAATTGGCTTGGTCAGATCCTTTTCCTTCAAAGACGCGCTGTAGAAGCCAAACTCAGCCTCTGGGTACAGCTTCTTCAAACCTGACGCCCCCTGCTCCAGCAGCTCCTTAACGTGCGCCAAAACCAGAACCCTAGTGTTTGGAAAGCTCATGGCGTCTTGGATCATCTTGGCAATGATCGCCGTTTTGCCAGATCCAGTCGGCGCAACAATCAGTGGGTTTTCCCCCATCTTTTGCGCCCAGTAATTGTACAGCCCATCAATGGCATCTTTCTGATAATCACGAAGTTCGAAAGTCATTTTGCTTTATGCTCCTTAACCACTCTGTCCAAAAAAATCTTCGCCTCTGTTTCAGCTAACTCTTCAATCGAAAATGCCTGATGAATAAAATACTCCCCGATATTCGCAATCGTGAGTTTGTTTATCATTCCCCAGTCTTCGATCTTTCCGCGAGATCCAATGATGTTAAAAATCATCCACGCAACTTCTTCGGCGGTAATTTTATCTGGCAACTTATTAACAAATTCTTCCAAGGCGTCTTTCATCAAGTGTTCACGCATTCCCATCGCGCATCCTCCCTTCAAATATTTCACGACTGTTTCCATTGTTGCGGAAAGTCTCACCAGTATCCAAGTCTTCATATTCAACCCAGTCATCACCAGCGTCAGTCATTTCCAAATCTTTCGGCATGATCTGTGGGATGTACAAATGATCATCACAAGTGACGGCAGGCTTACCCAAAGCGCAGCTCCAAGTGCCATCCTTCTCTGGTGTCACATGGGCGCAAGTTCGGCAGCTAACTTCTGGAATCTTGCAGCCATGACAGATCGCCCAGTATGGGCAAAACTTGCAGCGCCAATCACTGGCATCACCAGAAATTTTATCTGGAGGCAAAGTCGAAAAGACAATTTTCTCAGCCTTATCGATCAGACCCTTTGCCTCTTTCTTGTTCAGCTTGATCCGCTCGCCATACATTTCATCTGTGTTTTTATTCACAGCAAAAAAGTAACAACGATCCAGCCCAGCCAAAAGCATACCAATCTGGCACTGCGCCCAGTAAATAGGCTTCGACTTTTCAACGCCCATGTTTCTGGTGGCCTTGAAATTCTTATCGTTCATCGTTTTGAACTCAAGCGTATGAGGCTTTTTGCTTTCTTTAAAGCCTTCCCCAACTCCATCTAGCGACAGGGCAAAGTGACCACCACAAGCCTCAAACCTGACTTGCTTGCCAGTATCGGGATCTCGCTCCCAAACCGTCACGCCAACCGCACGAAGGTTCGACACAATGCGATCTTCTTCACGATCACCAGTTTCAAACAAACGCAAAAGACGCCCCTCGAAAAGAGGCGTCCATGCATGTCTGAACTGATACCAAAGCGCACGGCTGCATTCATTACCGATTTGACTGCCGCCAAGGTGAGGTCGATGCTCATTCTTTCGCTTGGCTTGGTAGTGTTTGTAAATGTCCTGAATAGTTTCAGGCGTTGCATATGCTTCAAGATCCATCAGGAAATCACTCCAATCAAAGCTAGGAAAATCACGACACCAGTGTGAACAACGATGTACTCAAGCATCATCCTTCACCCAGTTGTAATTGTACTTTTGAAAAACCTGATCCAGAATTTCGATGATGTCATCTGATGGCTTTTCATAAGCAACCTTCGATTTGTCCTTGTGATCGAAGTAATGCTTCAGGCTAATTTTGTGTGTTTTCATTTCACTCTCCTTCTGTTCATGTAATGGGGCGACACGCGCCCCATCCCAAAAACTGAACTCAGCGTTTCCAAGGTGGCGTTGCCGCACCATTTGCAGCCACAGGCTCTGCGGCCACAGCCACAGAAGCTGGAGATCCTGACGCAGCGTCATATCCCTTCACGTCATTCGACGCATCGTAGCCGTTTTCTGCTGGCCGCACGGCAACTTTTACCATCAATGGTTTGTCGCGCAGCTCCTCGCTGTTCTTTGGATTTGGCACATTGATTGATCGACAGATCGATGCCAGAGCGCGTTGAGCAATCTCAACAGCAGTCTGATTTGGATTGTTCAGGTTTAGGCGATCAAAGATTCGACGCCCCTGATATGCACCTTCAATCACCTCAATGGTCAGCAACAAGTATGATCCTGTCATTGCCTTGGTCTGACGTTCTTCAGTGTCGATGATCGCACACTTGTACCAATCTGCTGGCAGTGGATCAAAAGAAGTTGAAGGTTCGATATTCATCGCGTTAAAGCCGTTTAAGTCCATTTGAGTAAGCTCCTACTCTGCTAAAAATTGTTGAAAAGGATTGCCGCCATCGAAAGTAAACGGCAGTGGTTCAGTGATGTTGAACCGATTTTTGGTTACGCTCGACGCCTGTGGGAAGCACAGGATCTCACGTTCCCCAGTTGAGATGGCACGTTTTTTATCACCATCGCCTCTGGTAAATGTCTTCAGTCGGATAAGCCCAACCAGATCGACATTATCAGTGTAGTGCGGAATTGCCTTCTTATGCATCCGCACTGTGTATCGGGCAAATGGGTCCATGTCTGGCAGATCCAATGTCTCAGTATCTGCGTGACCAATGAAGACCACATTCATGCCATTGTCATAGGCCAGCGCACCAGCCCATTCGCGCATCTGGCGATGCTTCTCAGCGGCTGTGCTGTACCCAGCGCCGTAGCCACCACCAGCTTGATTGATCGACTTCGCCTTTGGATCGGCAGCAACAATCTCGCTTTCAATCATCGTGGCCAATTGCGTAATGCTGTCAATGACCAGCGTCTTAAAGTCATGCTTTTCTGTGGCCAGCGCCTCAATCGCACCAAGCACATCGTCGCTTGAGTTTGCAATTGGAAACAAGCTGACTTCATCATTCCCTTGTAAGCTGGCCGTGCCATCTTCAGTACGCACGAACACAGGTTTCGGGAACATTGCAGCAAGGGTAGTTTTACCCATGCCGCCTTCGCCAAACAGTGTAGCAATTATAGGTCGCTGTCCTGTTGGTTTTGATAGTGATTTTAAATTAATGGCCATTTATGACACCTCTACTTTCACGCCAATTTTTCCTTGTTTTGTTTCAAATGCCTTGGCAACTTTGCGCCACAGCATAGGTTCCTTTTCAGCCAGATAACGACAGCCAACAGCATCAGCAGAAATGCTGTGCTTCACTGGGTGCATATGCTCTGGAATTTTGTCTTTCACTTTATCCCACTGGACAGCATCAACCTTGCGCGTGACAGGCTGCGTCAACGAAATTTTGTGCTGTTCTAATGTGTGGGTTATTGTGCCTTCATCTTTGGCGTCCAACGCCTCAGTGATTTGCTTTTCAACCGCATGGCGCTTTGCGATTACTTCTTTTTCTTGCGCCTTTAATTGTAGCCATTCGGCGGCTAAACCGTCTATATTGCTCATGGCAATTCCTTTCACTTTTTCTTTCTCTACAAAAATCGGTTTACAGAAAAACTTTTAGGCTGTAAAGATCTTTTTGCAGATTATGCAAATATGAAACAAAATGGAGAAAAAAATGACAAACCTTATACCAATCGATGACATACGAAATGCCTTGCAAGACAGGCGTTTAACAGTGGTTGCAGAGAAGTGTGGGCTGTCTCACCCAACGGTCAAAGCAATCGCGTCTGGCAACGAAAAAATCAGCCTGAACACATGGAAAAAACTCAGCGACTACCTGAGTGATTCGCAATGAAGATAGAAGAATACTGTTCAAGACTGGGCTGGTATTTGGTCACAATCCCAGCAGGATCGAAGGGGCCAACAAAGTTTGGCTGGCAGCAGCCAGAAAAAGCATTGTCAGATCCAGCTATTGCGCGTGACTATTATGAAAGAAACTCAACACATAATGTTGGGCTGTTGCATGGCGCGTCAGGAACGTGCGCCGTCGATATCGATAATGTCGAAAATACAAAGATTATCTTCGAAGAGTTGGGCATCAACTTCTCTGATCTAATGAACTCCGCGCCACAAATTATCGGACGCGAAAACAGGGGAAAGCTCATCTTTAAAGCGCCACCTGATTTGGTCACGCATAAAATTTCATGGCCAAGTAAGTGCGGTGATCCGCGTAAAACCGAAGTGGTCTTTGAGCTGCGAGCTGGATCTGTGCAAGACGTTCTGCCGCCATCAATTCATCCAGATACTGGCCGTCCATATGAGTGGGCTGGGATGCCAATCTGGGATGGGCTACCAGAATTACCAACGCAGCTCCTAACACTATGGAAAGAGTGGGATCGCTTTAGGCCACAGCTAATGGAAATGTGTCCTTGGAAAAAGAAGGCAGAGTTTCAGCCAACCAAAAAGCCCAGACCAAAAACTGACAGCACGTCAGTGATCGATGCCTATAATGAGGCGCACGATATGCACACACTATTAGTGCAGTACGGCTACAAGCCAACATCGCGCAACAGATACCTATCGCCAAACTCATCATCTGGATTGGCTGGGGTTAAACTCTTCGACGATGGCCGCGCCTACAGCCACCATGCATCAGATCCATTTGACAGCGCACACAGCTTCGATGCTTTCGAAGTATTTTTGCAGTACGAACATCAGGGCAATGTCAGCAAGGCAGTCAAAGATGCGGCACAGCTTTTGAATGTGACGCAAGATCCAAATTATGAATATGACAAGGAGGCCATTGAACATGGCGCAAAGGTTGCCGCGCAAATTTTATCCAAGCCCAAGAAAGAAGAGCAGGGGCCATTGGATGGTCTGCCAGAAAATCTGCTCAGTGTACCGGGCATCCTACAAGATGTGGTCAACTATTACACGGTCACGGCAATCAAACCACAGCCACAATTCGCAGTCCAAGCGGCATTAGCATATGGCTCTGTGGTCATGGGGCGCAGATGGGTGACAGATCAGCGAAACTTTTCCAGCCTATACTTTCTAAACATTGGCGAGACTGGATCTGGCAAGGAGCATACCAAGACTGTCTTGGAGGAGCTGCTCGAACAGGCTGGTCTAGATGAACTGATCGGTCCAGCAGGCTACACGTCAGCGGCTGGGGTTATCTCAACTCTGACCAAAAAGCCCACCCATGTTTCTGTGGTCGATGAACTTGGCCGTCAGCTCAAGTCAGCAGCAGCTCGCGGTATGCAGCACAAGGCAGACGCATTGACCACCATCATGGAATGCTTTGGTCGCCAAGACGGTACGCTCCGACAGCAAGGCTACGCCACCAATACTATGAAGGCATCCGAAGCTGAGAAACTAGAGAAGGTAGTCAAGCGTCCAAGCCTGACACTGGTGGGCATGTCCACACCATCAGAGTTTCTGCAAGCTATCGGGGGCGGTGATGTTGCGTCTGGTTTGCTAAACCGATTCATCATTGTGCGTTCTGGTATCGGGGTGCAGATGTCTCAGAAGAAACGCAGATCCACAATCTCAGAGCGTTTGACTGCTTGGTCAAAGGAACATGCCAAGGCACAGGAAGGCGATCTGGACACAGGCAATGCACATGATTTGCCGCCACATCCAATTGAAGTGCCGTTTACTCCAGAGGCTGAAGACATGCTGCGCGAATATGAGGCGCGTCTGGTCGATGCTATTAAAAAGGAAAACGGCTCTGGTCTTGAGGATATGTACAATCGATCACGCGAAGTGGCGATGCGCCTGTC